CCTCCTAAGGGCTAGTTGCAGGTTCGATTCCTGCAGGGGACACCATTTCACAGTTCGTCAGCCTCCGCAGTAGTTCGCAAAACCCCTTTAAACTCAGTACTCACCTAAATTACCAGTTCGCCATAGTTCGCAATGGTTCGTTGACAGCCGCACTCTTAAGCGGGTAAAAAACGAGTAAATAAATTTACCCACCGGAATTTTACCCATGCTGACCGTTAAGCAGACAGAAGCAGCAAAGCCAAAGGAAAGGCCATACCGACTACTGGACAGCAATGGCCTCTATCTGTACGTGCCCGTCTCCGGCAAGAAGGTGTGGCAGATGCGTTATAAAATTGACGGGAAGGAAAAGGTTTTAACGGTGGGGAAATATCCACTGATGTCTTTGCAGGAAGCGAGGGATAAAGCCTGGTGCGCCAGAAAGGAAGTGTCTGATGGTGTGGATCCGGTGAAAGCAAAGAAGCAAGCGGTAGCTGATAACACCTTCGGGGCAATATACGCCGAATGGTACGACCATAAAAAACAGGTGTGGTCTGCCGGGTATGGCGACGAGCTGTCCCGTATGTTCCGTGATGACATCCTTCCAATGATCGGCGCCATGGATATTAACGACATCGAGCCAATGAAGATTCTGGAAGTTATTCGCTTGTTTGAATCTCGCGGTGCCATGGAGCGCGCAAATAAAGCCCGGCGCAGGTGCGGAGAAGTATTCCGGTACGCGATAATTACCGGGCGAGCCAAGTATAACCCGGCGCCTGACCTAGCTGACGCAATGAAGGGATATCGGAAAAAGAACTACCCTTTCCTTCCCGCCGACCAGATACCCGCGTTTAATAAAGCGCTGGCTGGCTTCTCCGGGAGCATCGTTTCAAAGGTGGCAACGCAGGTTCTTCAGTACACGGCGCTCCGAACTATCGAACTGCGCTCCATGCTATGGAAGGACATCGACTTTGAAACCAGGACTATCACCATCTCCGAACAGGTGATGAAGGGTCGGCGAATTCACATCGTTCCGATGTCACAACAGGTCGTGGATTTGCTTGAGGGGTTAAAGCCCATAACGGGACCAATATCAGATTTTGTGTTTGCCGGAAGGAATGACAAAAAGAAGTCCATTAGCGAAAACGCCGTTCTTCTTGTCATCAGGCAGATAGGATATGAGGGGCTTGCGAGCGGACATGGGTTCCGCCACCAGTTCAGCACAATCATGAACGAGCATGAGTGGCCTGCTGATGCCATTGAGAAGCAGCTTGCGCACGCTAATAGCGGCTCTGTGCGCGGAATCTATAACCACGCGCAGTATCTTGATAAGAGGCGCGAGATGATGCAGTGGTGGGCTGACTGGGTTGATGGAAAGGTAACGATTAAAGCGGGGAGCTAACCCCGCCAATCAAATAGCCGGCCCGTTGAAATCGTGATGCTGCGTTACCGTCAGCACTACGGTCCCGATCACAATAACCTCGCTCAATGCCTCTCCCTCTATCGCGTCACCGTCCGGCGTGATAATCGCCCTGCCCATCATTTTCCCGATCGCCACCTCGCCGAAAATCTCGTAGCAAATCTCCGAGCCGCTTGCTGGCGCTAATGAACGGTCAATGACGTACTGCAGGCCACCGAACTCGACGAGCGATGTCGCTGACGGATGCGGGATGAACAGGCGGTTGAGGCATATGCCGTCTTCGATGTAATCCGTGGCCGGGGATGGAAAGCCCATCAGAAACCTCCGTTATTCGGATTAAACAGCAGGAACGTCCGGCGCTCACCCTCTTCCGTCGATACATCGCGGAACGTGCTCTGGTAGTGCTCTACCCAGCGGTTAGCTTCAGCCAGCGACCAGTCATAGTTGGCCAGCGCCAGTTCCCTCACGAAATCCTCTGTGGCAACCGTGCGCCGCCCATTAGCAGCAATCTGTATGCTCGCCCGGAACGCTGCCGGGATGTCGTCTCTTCTGCCCATACGCACCTCATACTGTTTGGATATACAGTATTATTTGATCATGTGGCTGGAATGATCAATCGGGCGGGTCAGGGAGAATTGTCAGGATGATGATCTGGCGAAAGATTTTCCTACACTAAACTTTACGAATTCTTGCCATTGTCACAACAGATGGTAGGATCTGCCCACTTCAAAATTTAAGATAATTCAATGTATAAACTATTCGCTCGTTATGCATCTGTGGGGGTCATCAATACGGCTATCCACTGGATAGTTTTCCTGTTCATTCATTGGCTTGGAGCTAACCAGGCTGTGTCTAACATGTTCGCTTTTTTAGTGGCTGTCACGTTCTCATTCTTCGCCAATGCTCGCTATACATTTAAAGGTAAGGTGACATCAGGACGTTACATGATTTATCTGGCGTTCATGGGGGCAATGGCAGCGAGTGTGGGTCAGATGAGTGACACCTTAGAACTGCCCTCTATTGTCACGCTTATGACGTTCTCCGCAGTAAGCCTGATAATGGGCTTCTTCTATTCGAAATACATCGTATTCAGGGTGAGAAAATGAAAATTTCTCTGGTTGTTCCGGTCTTCAATGAAGAAGACGCTATTCCAATTTTCTACCAGTCGGTGCGCAGCGAGCTCGCGCAATATGAAGTTGAGATCGTCTTTGTTAATGATGGAAGCAAAGACGGCACTGAGGCCATCATTAATGCGCTGGCAGTATCTGACCAGTTGGTTAAGCCAATTTCATTTACGCGAAACTTTGGTAAGGAGCCTGCGCTTTTCGCTGGGCTTGAGCATGCCACAGGCGATGCTGTCATTCCGATAGATGTGGACCTGCAAGACCCTATTAGCGTTATTCCGCACCTGATTTCCAAGTGGCAGGCTGGCGCTGATGTAGTTCTGGCAAAGCGCAGTGACCGGGCTTCAGACAGCCATATGAAGCGGAAGACTGCTGAATGGTTCTATCGGCTTCACAACAAAATAAGCTCGCCAAAAATTGAGGAGAATGTTGGTGATTTCCGCCTCATGTCTCGCACCACAGTCGAAAATATTAAGCTACTTCCTGAGCGAAATCTGTTCATGAAAGGCGTGCTTAGTTGGGTAGGCGGTCACGTTGAAGTCGTCGAATATACCCGCGCCGAACGCGTCGCTGGTACAACGAAATTTAACGGATGGAAGCTGTGGAACCTCGCGCTGGAGGGAATTACCAGCTTCTCAACTTTCCCGCTGCGCATATGGACTTATCTCGGATTGTGCGTGGCCGGGCTATCGTTCCTGTACGGAGCGTGGATGATCATAGACACCATCGTTTGGGGTAACCCCGTTCGGGGGTATCCATCAATACTAGTGTCTATCCTTTTCCTAGGTGGCATACAACTGATTGGTATTGGGGTGCTCGGGGAGTACATCGGAAGAATTTACGTCGAGGTTAAGCAGCGTCCTCGCTATATCTTGAAGGGTCAGGAAAAATAATATGAATGGATTAAGGAAATTTACTACTCCAGTTATTCTCGTGCTATCGTTTATGTGCATTTACTACTTAACAGTAATGTATTTTAAAAGCACGGTGAATGCTGACTTCGCTAATAGCCCAATAGTCTATCGTGAGTTTATTACTCACGGAGTATCAGCACTTTACGATTGGCGACCTACGCCAGATAGCTGGTACTTCAGTGTTTATCCAATTAATTTTTTATTGTTCTTTATCATGAATGATGATGGCATCACGCCATTAGTTCTTTCAACTGTAATATTCACCTTTGTAATTGCTGTTGCTTTTTATAAATTGACCGGTTCAGTCACCAATAAAGCCCTCGCATCGTTAGTATTTGCAGGTGTAGTATTTATGCCGCAAATCATGTATACGCTGGGTTATGTGCAACATCCTTTTGCTCACAATTCAACTAGTGCATATGGTGCTTTGGCATTCATGCTTGCGGCAATGAGCGCGAAAAATAACAGCGTTAAAATAACCGCCATGGCTTCATTGCTTAGCTTCATCGCGATATCTTCCGACATGTGGCTGGCGCCTGCTTACCTTCTTCCTTTGGTTTTCGGAGAAATATTCCTGCTACGTGGTGGCAATAGAAGTTACGCCCACATTTCGATTTATCTTGTAGTTGCGGTGGCGGGATATCTACATGTGCTCCCTCGTATATTTAACATAGATATTCAGGAAGTGAAGATTGTAGGCATCGATCAGATGATCGTTAACTTCAAGATGATGTTGCTCATCATCGGTAAGACCTTAAATATCTTTATCATACAAAGCGAAATGGCATGGTACGCTTCGTTCTGCGTATGGCTTGTATTGCTCTGCTATGCAGTTTACTCTGTTTTCAGGATGAGCGATGTGATGCAGTATGTCGCCTCTCTGGTTGTGCTATCAATTCTTGGTATATCCTCATCATATATCCTGATCAACCAGCTCATTAAGCCGGGATCGGAGAGATTTTTTGTATCTCTGGTTCCTTGCGCGATGGCAATGTGCGCATTCTTATGCTTCAAAAATAAATTTAGGTCTGTTTTTGTAGCGGTTATGTGCCTCTTCCTTGCAACGTCGATTGCATCCCATTTTAATGGAAAAATGTACGACCACAGGAAATACAACGAGTTTCAGGAGTATACATCATTCCTTGATCGTCACGATTTGACATATGGATATGGTGAATTTTGGCATAACTCCATAGAAATAGACTGGCTTACTGGTGGAAGAATCAAGATCATCCCTGTCTATGGCGACTTAAAGTACGGCATAAACGTCGAGCGCGTACGCCCTCAAACTATGCGTTCCTGGCATACAAAGTCAGCGATAGAGAAAGCTCCTAAGCGTCAGTTCGTCGCCTTCTCAAAAGGATATGTTTGTCCTGATGTTGATGTTTGCACATCATTGTTTGTGAAAAAGCACGGGGAACCTAGCGAGGTTCTTAAATGGAAATACATCACTCTTTACGTGTACAATGATGGATTAAAATTCTTTTAAATATAAACGGGCAGCAGGCTGCCCGTTTTAATTAAGACCCAAGGATAAAGTCTATTCCTACAGTGCTAGTGCTTAGGGGTACAAGCGCTCCTGATGTATTGTAGATTGTACATACCAAACTTTTTCCGGTTCTATTAACAAAAACGTGCGGGCCAGCAATACGATTACCTTTTGCTACAATAGCATCCAATGCTTTAGTTGTAACGTGAGACCGGAATACAACCGTTATCTCACCAGCTCCCGTCACGCTGACTGATTGCATGAGAAGGTGAGGGTCGCTGTTAGTTATGGTTCCGTTAGTTGAAAGAAGAATTAACTTGCGTTGGTAATCAACGGTAAGATCGGTAACATTGCTAACATCTGAGCCGTATATTGCCCTGTTCGTTACTATGTTGCTTACAGTGATATCAGAGCATGCCCCAGCGAATGCAAAGAATGGGTATGGGTTTGCATCACCAGTAAAGTCCTCTATATTACTTACGATTACTCTTGATGTATCTTCCATCGAAACTGGAACTGCAAGCCCTGGAAGGCGCATCGTGCTATCTGATATTACCCCTTGGGTTGTCTTTTGGAGCCATACTCCATTTAAGGTTCTTGCGAAATCTGTAGCGACTGATCTGGTTGCAGCATAAACGTTATTACTTATGATGAACTCACGAATGTAATCCCTTGCAGGTGTTGCGTATAGCCAAACTCCTGCGCATGGGTGATTCGTTACGTTTTTCTCATAATTTAAAAATTGATTTCCTGTGATGGTAAGGCGAAGAACATCAGTACTATCTGCTGTTACGTGAACAGGAACGTTGCCGCCACGCAACTGATTATTGGCTATGATTAATCCGTTCTGTCCGCGCCCTTTTATGGTCGGAGCTGAAAACTGAGCTTGAGAAACGCGACGCCAGTCAGCGTAATTGCCAATGATTCTTACACCAGTGTTTATTCTGCTTGAATCACCAGCAAAATCAGATATATACGCAAAGTGTCTGCTTCTTAATGGTGAGGCTGGATCCCCACCCGCAGCATCAGCAGAGTTACCGATAATAAGTGCATCAGTTACAGCGCCGGTAAGAAAGCCATAACCACCGGCATCGATAGAGGCATGCCCCACCATTCCACTAACCCTGTTAAAAGCAAAAACAGTATTATTGCCTTCGCAGTTGACCGCCGCTGTAGCATCCTTAAATTCACTGTTAATGTATGTAGCTTTACCAGAACTAGCCTCTACGTAAGTGCAAAATGTAGCCCAGTTATCCCCAGGCAAAACATTACTGCCGGAGATTGAAACAGAGTCAAGAACAACTCCCTTCTCTGTAAAATCAAATCCCCTTATCTGCTTTGTCGCATCCTTCGAGACAGAAACACGGCCCTTAGGTCGACCCTTGATGGCCACTGTTCCAATAGCTTTTGAAGAAATCGTTAGTGCCGTATCTATCTCAACATCTTTCGGGGTTGTGAGTAGAGTATCGAATGGCTGCCCTGACGTTCTTATGTCGATTACGTCCAGGTCTTGCTGAAGTGTACCGCGGTGGTTAGTGCCGATATAATCAGCACCACCTGGCCCCTGCAGCAGCAATTTAAACTGATCGGGTTCATAGCTAAGGACATTTGAGAAGTAGAATTGTTGCGCACCATATGAATCGTATACAGCCATTGAATGGCCCTCTACTGTCACGAACTTGGTAATCTGTCCGTTATAAACTGGATAGCCTCCAGCGTTGATAACGATAGGTTGCGCGACAGGAACGAGCGTTCCATCTTCACTCTCGATGTAAACAGAAATCTGGTTAGATGGAATGCTGGGGTCGGTGTCTATCTTTCCGATGTAAATCTTGCCATTCGTTACGGCCTTAAACGATCTTGCCAGGGTGAATAATTGGCTTGGCATTCCGATTACGACATTTGCAGTGATTTCTGACATTTGTCATGCTCCAGGCATAGCAATGCCGAACAAGACAAGGCTTGCGCGGCTTTACTTAATTTTTGTTGGTGTGCGGCCTCCTTGCCTTGTGATTATTCCTGTGGCGGGGACCCATTCGCGATCAGCGGCCTGACCATTACAGCAGCCTGATTAAGGGCTCTTTCGTAAGCGGGACTTCCTGGCTTGGTGTTGGATAGGCGCAGAAGTGCGTTGCGAACTGGCTTGCTCTCATACACTCGCGTCATTAGCCCATAACCAGCCTCCGCTGCCAGAGACGACCCCTGGCTTACCACTGCCGATCCAAGCCTGACCGGATTGGCGAGCGCCTGCCCGGTCTGAGTAACAACGCTGGCTGAATCTGCCCTGTTTGTGAGCCTTAACACATCCATTAACCCGTTCAATTCTTTGACGTGACGAGGGCCAAGAACATCGTTGATTGCAGGGTTTTTCCTCAGACGGTTAACCTCTGACATAAAGCGAGTGGGTGAGTCTCCGGATTTTTCGGCAACTTTGCTGATATATGCCGCCCTCATGGCATCCTTCCCTTTTTCATCAAGAAGGGAATATAAATTCCTGACCTCTGAAGGCTTAGAGCTGTAAACCACGCTGTTAACCACCTCAGGAACATACTCACCCTTTTCGAGCACTCGCTTTAGCGCTGTGTTCTTCACGCGATTAGCAAGGCTGCCGTAGGCGTTATTTGCAGCAGCGTATTTAGATGCTGTGCTTGGTCCAAGAGTTCGCCCTACAGATGACGTAAGGTCATCGCTCATCGATTTATACACGCGGTCGATGATTGCCTCCGTGCGACCTCTCATTGCGATATTGTCGCCTTTAACCCCTTCACGGAAAGCAGACCTGAGATTTCTAAAGTCGTCATAGCTTACAGGGGCCTTTTGCAGGTCTCCACGAAGCCCTTCCAGCGCACTCACTGCTCCAGTATCTTTCAGAGTTCCCAGCTTGTTCAGGTCAGCAATAGCGCTGTCGAGGGATGCAATAGTCTTGTTCGCCGGAACGGTGCGCCCCTGCATTTGCGTCGATACCTGGCTAAGTAATTCTCCGGCTGCATTTCTTTCGGCTCTTACACCGCGCTGCAGCGAATCAATTACCGCCTCAGGTGCGTACTCGCCGAACTTGCTTTGATAGCTTTGAATTATCCCCTGTCGCGCATCCTGCTGAGCCGCTCTGGCTGCTCCGGTGCCAAGCAAAGCACCCTCGCCACCTTGGACCAATCCCTTTGCAAAAGCACCAGATGGCGGAAGCACATCCGACGTCATCGGCGTAACTCCTGCCGCCTCTGCCCCGGCGATCCGCTGAGCCACTTCAGGTTTGACCTGTCCGCGCAAGGCGGTAATGCCACGACCTACTGCCTTTGCAGCGCCGGATAGAATCCCCTGGGCGCCGAGGTTTACGGCCGCATTCTTCGCTGCGTTCTCTGCGAAGTCACCCTGCTGATTACCAGCTTCCGCAAGTGAGCCGGCAACCATATTCCCCGCCACCCCTAGTCCAGGAGTAAGATAGTTGCCAATAGCCTCACCTGCCTGTGCATATGGGTCGGTTGGCCTGTCTACCGGGCGATAAACGTCGTCAAGCAGCTTGGGACCACCAACCCCCTGGCTAACGGCGTTAATCAGGCTTGCGCCACCCTGCAGGGCATCGAAGGGTATGTTTACAAGTCCACGCCCTGCCTGCTCAATGGCATTACCTGCCTGTTGCAGGAATGAAGGGTCTTGCTGATTAGGGGATTGCTGTTGTGATTGAGTTGCGAGGGGGTAGGCTGAGAAGAAAGCCTGCTTCGCCTGTTCTGCGCTTTCTCCCGCCTGTGGAGCGACAACTTCGGTAAAATATTGCTCCTGAGCCGCTGCCTGCTGGTCTGGTGGCAATGACTGATATTGCGGTGAAGCCATTACCTCTTTCCACGCCTTAGCCATTAGTCACCCCATAGTGAAGAGAATCCAGCGGATTGCTGCGGAGCCTGTTGTTGAACCTGCTGGGGAGCTGCTGGAGGCGGTGGCTCCTGGTAGTCAAATTGCTTTTTGACATTCCCGAGCTTTCCTTCCAACTGCGTGCGAATCTTTCCAATTGATGAGCGGAATGCAGACTCGCTCATCTTCGGGCTTAAGGCGCCCACAGCATCAGACAGCTTCTTACCCTCTGCATCAGACAGTGCCCCCATTCCTTTCAGTGACTGAACCATTGGCAGGAAGGTTTGAGCCTTGAATGTGTCCAGCCTAGCCTCAAAGTTTGCTGCATCCGAGCCGGGTACTGTTGGGAATGCTGAGCGCACACCTACTGCCTTGGCGAGGCCCGGGCTTTTCTCAATTTCCCCGAGTGAATCCAGTGCGGTGCTGAAGGTGTCAACCGCACCCTGCGCTGCCGCCTGGCGATCTGCTCTCGCCAACGTGGCTTTCTGCTTCACGTCCTGCTGCCTTTGCCGAAGATCGTCAAGCTTCAGCGAGTTTGTTTCTCGCGCAATCTGTCTATCCAGCGCCTTATCCTGAAGCTCTGCGCGCTGAATTTCTCGTGAGAGAGCAGCATTTTGAGCGCTGATATTCTGGCCACGTATCTGGATATCCTGACCTCGCGACTGAAGCGCCTCCCCAGCCTGATTGCTGCGGACAGTTTCCTGCAGACGACCGCGGTCAATAACTCGACCTTGCTGCTTGTCGATGGTGTCGAAATAATCTTTGCCACCGAGAGATGACATGCCGAGAGTGTCCACAAACTGTTGGGCCTGCTGCGGGTCTGTAACGCCCATCTGCAATACGGTATTCGGATCTGCTCCAACACGAGCGAGCGCGCTGGTGTTTTCGTTAACGTACTTGCTGAAAGCCTGTGGCCCTTGAGACAGAGAAACACGCATGCCTGCAGCTAAGGCGCCGATATCTGATTTCTGCTGGTCGTTAAGGTGTGCTACTGCCTGCTGAGCCTGCTCAACGAACGCAGGGTTCTGCACTGCAAACTGTCGAAGAGCTGACGTATCGCCTGACTCCCAAGCTTGAGCATGAGCCTGGTTGAATGCACTCTGCGCTTCTTGCTTGGCCGCCTGCTGGTAAGCCTGCGCTACCCCACCCATACCCTGAAGCGCCTGTAGACCGATGTTATTGGCGCCACTGCGCTGAATATCATTATTTTCTCTAATGAGAGACAGAGCACCGTTTACATCATTTGCCTGCGGGGCATTGGCATTCATTCCGCCAATACCTGCAAGCAGCCCCCCACCATTCCACGGTTGTGACATTGCCATAGCTACCCCTTAAAATAAGCCACCGAGAAGCCCAAGACCCCCACCGATGGCTGCGCCGATTCCAGTGCCGATACCCGGAACCACGCTGCCAAGGGCCGCGCCAGATGCTGCCCCACTGAAACCTCCACCAAGTGCGCTTGAAAGGCCTGAAGGTCGGTTAGCATTTGCTGCAGCAAGAGCGGCCTGCTGCTGATAAAGCGATCCGGCGTTGTTTGCGTATGTCTGCCCAGCATTGGCCTGCCCCTGCAGAGCACCGAGGCCGATATTCGCCAAGTTTTGAGCATTCTGCATCTGCCCACTCAGCCAGTTCTGTCCCAGCGTCGGTGCGATTGTTGCCAGTTGGTTGCTGGTAGCCGTAGAACCAAGCCCGCCAGTCGCTTCGGCGCCCGCCAGTGACTGATAACGCGCCTGGTTGGCGAGTTGCTTGTACTGGTCTGAGCCGTAGTAGCTGTTCAGCGCGCTGTTCTGTCCACCGAGTGTGGAAAGGTTTTGCAGTTGTGATACGTACTGCTGGGCGAGTGGGGTAAATGGCGCGAGGTTGTTCATGACCGTCTGCCACTGATCGCGCTGCAGGTCAGTGGACTTATTCAGTGCATCCGCCTGTGCGCCAGCGCCATTGTCCCCGCCGCCACCCTTTCCACCTTTTTCTGGACGCATAGGCTCTTCACCGCGCAGTTTCCTGCCCAGTGCGAAAATGTCAGCCATGGTTAACCTCTGCTTTTTTGAACGAAGTTTTGTATTTCTTCGCGGGTTGCTGAATAGAAAGTGACGTCATCGACGCCCTTGAAATATTTACGGATGGTGCCTACACGCCTAAGGCCAATCATGGCGCAGTACATTTGACCGTGGCGGAACTTGCTGGCTGCGTATGACGTGATGCAGGCGAATTGAGTCGACGACAGGAGCATTCTCCAGAATGCCAGGCCAATATCTTTACTGAATCCTCTCGCCTCAGGTAGATACATGGCATGGCAGTCATAGCTCATGGGCTGGATTTCGTGGTAATAGACAATTCCCCCGAAATTTCCGTGAACATGAACCTCGAAATACCTGCACTCAGGCCGGTAGTCGTAACCATCGCCGTTGTTGCTGCCAGCAATGATTTCCGGGTGATTTCCAACTCCCTCGATGAGGTCGATGTTTCTTGTTGGCTTGAATTCAATCATGCGATTAACCCATGCGTTCTCACCATATCCTCTAGCGCTTTGATGCGCTGCCTTGCCTGCATTAGGCCTGTCGCCAGCGCCTGAATATCAGCCTGCGTATAGGTTGCGCCTGCGGAGTATGACTGATTGGCATTAAATGCTCCGAGCAGCGCTGTTCCAGTGGCAGCTGTCCATCCTGTCTGCCTGGCACCAATAACCTTTGTCCCGCCAACAGAGTAAGACGTTGTGACATTCAGAGGGGAGCTCAGTGTCTGAGATGTTGTGGCCGATTTTGAAACGTAATCGCCTTCCAGAGTGGATATTGCTGTTTCGGTAGCAGTAACCCTTCCAGTTAGTGCTGAAAGGTCAGATTGGATGGTGGAAACATTCCCCTCTACCAACCCTACTCTGTCGTTTAGCAGAGTAATGGCGCTGGTGTTGGAGGTAATGCGCAGCTCGTGATTGTCTACCTCAATGCGCAGGTTTGATAACCGAAGCTCGTGGTCTGCCAGGGTTACATCCTGCTCCTGGTTTTTTAAGGTAGCCTGATATGCCAGGTCATTAGCGTTGTTAGACGCATCTGCAACATTCTTCAGGTCACCTCCCTGCTGAATGATGTATAACCTGTACGCCAGAGATATGCCGGGTGGAAGAATGGAGTCATCAACGCGGCTTGCCTGAACTATGACTTTTTTCGGTTCGTCTGCCATCACTCCAGCCTTATTTGGCACCCGCTTAGCGTAACGGGTGATGATGTAATAATTCTCACCTTAAACCCCAGATTCTTGCGGATTCTGCCAAGCCTTCTCCAGATTGCCCGCTGGTCATATCGGAACGGAGCATTCCATGGTATGAGTTGCTCACGACCATAGTTAACTCCGTCCGCAGTCGTGGAGACAAACATCTTCTCGGCAAATTGGGCTACCCCCGTGCTGGATTCAAGTTCTAAATCAAACGCTCTTGAGTTGTCAGCTCGGAATAGCGGGGTGTAAAGCAGGTGCTCCTGTTGCTCTCCGTGTTGGCTGGAGATAGATTTATCCAGGTTGCCAGTTACGGATGCTCGCTTGTCGCCGCAGGTTATAGAATTCCCCTCATAGACAAAATCAACGCCTCGATATGGATCGTCGTTAAATCCTGTTTTGAGAATTGCCCACTGCGGACCGGACTGGCTTACTGATGCGTCGTAAACAAGCACATGCCTCGGCAGGTGGATAATCAGAATCTCATGAGACTCAAAACGCGTCGTTTCCATGAACGCACTAGCCAGCTCATCAGCGCTGTAATCCTGTAGAATTTTCTCCACAGAAGCGGTGGCTATCTGCTGTGTCTGGGCTGAGTTAATGATGTAGACCGACGGCGCGCCCGTTGCGGGATGGCTGATAATGGCGTGCGTATCTGCAAACTTAGTCTTGCAGTAAGTCCCGGCAATACCCTTCTGCACCATGAGTGATGGTTGAGACTGATACAGGGCTGCACCTATCGCGGACGTGGCGCCTGTAAGAGAGAAATATTCGATGGTTGTCGTACCGAATGCCACCACGAAATCACGCCAGTTATCGATGCCTATAATGCCGTCTGGCTGGCTCTCTGCCCGGTATTCTGCGCTATAGCGATCGGGCTTTGACTCATCCTCAAGGTCAGAGATAAAGAATGAGTCGCTACCATCTTTGCTCCAGATATACCGGGATCGGTTTCTGCACAGGTCTCTAAGATTTCCCAACTCATATTGAATGTAACCAGATGACGACGGCCAGTTAGACAGAGTTTTAACTTCGCTATCGTAGCGAAACAAAGTCATTGTGCCATTTGCGCCAACTGCCTGGCTGTTGTAGCTACAGGCAAGAGAAACACGCGCTGAACCGGGAACTTCTCCAGACTCTACCCCTGCCTTATACAACTTGGTCCCGCAAACCCGGTAAACTGCGCTTTCATGAGAGTTATACATCACGCCTCGCGAGAGCCCTGCCACATCATTACGCTTTGCAATTCCCGGGAATGAACGAAGGTAACCACTTGAACCAACAACTTCTTTCGGCGTGGCGATCATGTTTACGGGCATCAGGTCGACGTAATCAGCATTCCGAAAATCCTTACCCGTCCCCTTCATCAGCGGGAGTTGTTGTATCGGCATTGCATACCTCGTCACGATGATAGAAATTCCAGCCGTTGTAGGCTGCAAGTCGGTTGCCTGAACCGGTAGGCATGCGATTTGGATAACCGGACTTACATTTAGCTGTGCGGGCGCGGCTCATTGCGGACAGTTTGACAAGCTGCTCTTTTCCGTACTTCGCAGTCACCTGGAGCTTAGCCGTCGCCTCCATGCCATAGTCCGGTGCGATGCGGCATGCGATATTGAGGATTGCAGCGTTGATAGCCGCCATCTCTATGCCATGTTCATCCCCAGCATCAGCAGGCTCTCCAGCAGGAGCAAAAAGATAACCAACGTTGATGCCTGGTGAACCCAATCCGCCCAACCACTCGGCCATCATTAGCTCAAGGTCATTAACGCCGTCTTCCATTGACTGAGGCTCAATGTCTGTCAGCGTGGCGTTGGATGCGACTCCCAGCTTTCTGAGAGCCGCAGTAATCAGGTCGCCTTTAGTCGTCAGATTCATCTGTGGCCGCCTTAGGCTTTGGACCAGGCTTTTTACGCTCTTTCACTAATGGATCTGGCTCTGGCTCTGGCTCTGGCTCTGCAATAGCCGGTCGCAAACTAAGAAGTCGGTCAAGAACGTCACTCGCTTCGTGACCATCCCATTCTTTCCCTAACTCAAGTTCCGTCCCTTCAGGAAGGAATTCGACTTCTTTAACAGGGAGGTGGTAAGTGATTTCTCCTTCAGGGGTGGTTATTCCAGCAATAACCCAGCCTTCCCATTCTTCTCCATCGCTGTGCTTTCTAGACCACCACGAAAGGCCGGAGTAGGCATGCATCAGCGATGAGAAGAGACGCACCCGGTGAGCGTATAGTTCATTAAAGGTGTGATACCCATCAGAAACATCACCCATATTTACCTGGTCAGTAGTGTCGCCTCCGGGGCTCACAGTTTGAACACCAACAAGCGGCTCAGCAGGAACATCGTTTGGATGTTCATACCAGCCATTATCTAAGTGCTCGGCGACATCATCCTGACCCACAATTTTCGCTTTCAGCTTGCGGCCCCAAATTTTGGTATCGCCGCCTGCCTGATAAATCATTACGCTCATTTACTTCTCCTACCCAATATAAAAGGGGCCGAAGCCCCTTAACTGTGAGTGTTACGCCTGGTCAGCAAGGCCAACGCCGATCGCTTCCGGGCGGGTTGCGTTAACGCCATACCACACGGCAATACGGCACAGGCCGGACAGCGTGCTGATGTCACCCTGGGTAGCAAAGATACCGTTCAGCCCAACATCAGGGATGCTGAATGACGTGGTTTTCATGCCAGCAAACAGCTCATGATTGGCCGGGATTGGCTGGCTAACGATGCGGATTGAATCATCAGCCCAGAACACGTTGGTACGTGCTGTGGTGGTGTTGAGCAGGTTAACTGCCATGGCATTAGCCAGCGTGGTGTTGACGTTGGCATATGCGCGCTGCTCAGGAGTGAGTGAGGTATCGTTCAGCGCAATAGGCTTCGGCGTGATTTCAACGTGAGTGCCGTCGATTACCCGGACCACGGAGAAGGTAGCATCCTGCGTTAGCACGTTCTTCGCCATCTGGCCGAGGAACTTAACGCCAGTGAAGCTGATTTTGTCGCCGCGCTTCAAGCCAGTGGTTGAAGACAGGGTAACGTTCGCCAGGCGGTTATCGACGTTGCGCTTGTTACCGTCAGCATCCAGATCCCACGCTACTGGCTTAAATGACTGAGCGCCGGAGACTGTCAGCCCGGTAGCGGTTGACGCGTTCAGAACTGGCAGCTTAGGAGAGCGCAGCACATCATCAAAGCCAGCAACCTGCCGCTGGATGGTACCGTTTTTATACGCTTCTTCCGGGATACGACCGAACATATCGCGGTTAATCAGGTCATGCCCGGCCGCTTTGTAATCCTTCGGGTTGAAGAAGTACGACAGGCCTGAGTCACGGTTCAGCTCGCGTGAGAACATCAGCTCTTCAGCGTCAGCAACGAAATCCCAGCCGCTACCTGTTGCAGTACCGATTGGGTCATCGCTGGTTACTACCAGTGAGCCCATATCTGCAGCCAGATTAGCGATTTTGATTTCACAGTTGCTCGCCAGCTTCTTCGCGGCTGAACGGATGCGGTGGCGGTATGCCGTCTCATCTCGCAGGTCATCGGCGCGTAGTTGGAAGAAGTCGTTATCCGGCTCACCCAGGCTTACCGGAACGTTAAGCTCCAGAATGCCAGTCGCGTCGCCAGTTAGATCCCAGCCTTCCTGAGTTGGGGATTCCTGCTCAACAGGCATCCAGATAGTGTTGCTTGAGCGCTGCATGCCAGCAGCGGGAGGAGTGTATTTTGACGCTTTCTGCGCCATTGGGGTCAGGCTGGTAATAGTATCGATAATTTCATCGACTGCCAGCGTAACCATTTGACCTTCGTTAAGAGCCATTAGCGGATTCCTTGTAACTGTTTCTTAATTTTGCGGTAAGTCTCTACGTCACCTTTGCTCGAAGCGGCTTCCATCTGCTTTTTGAGGGCGTCGATGTTTCCGGCGACAGCGTGGCCTTGCACTGGCGTGTCAACCTGTGGGGCAGACGAAAGAGGCTTACCGCGTGGTTTGAGAGTTAAACGTTCAGATAGTCGGGTGAGTTCAATCAGCGCCTGCTGCCCGTTCATTGCCAGTAACTGGCGCACCTTCTCGGGGTTAGATCCGAGGTGGTACATGAGTGCCGGTGACTTATCAGGGAAGAGAAGCATGATGTCCGTGCTTACCTGTGGCGGCACGAGCTGCATAAATGCCTCTTCTTTGTCCTGATAGTCAGGGATGTTGAGCTTCTCGGCAGAGTCATAGTGTTTACGGGTGGCGTCGAGATATTGCGCTGACTGCTGCGTGTAGTCCTGAGTCTTCCGACCCTGTTCGGCAACGGCGTTACTACGGGCATCCTGCGCCTTAATCAGCCATTCATTGTTGGCCTGGCTAAAGGCTGCAAGAGCCCGCGTTTGGTCGTACCCGTACTTCTCCAGCGCATCATCAGAAAGATATTCATTGACGTCAGGCTGAGGAGGCAGGTCAGGATTTACGCGGATGTTCTCCGGCAGCTCCCCGCGACTCACAGATTCCATCTGTTGCTCAAGCTCTCGCTGACGCTTACGCTCCAGACGCTTAGCTGCAAATTGCGCGTTAGTTGCCGGGTCTTGTTTCGGTTTCTCATCTCCATTCAGGACAACGTCGAAGCCTGAATCCTGCCCATCGCCAGAGTTGGCATTCACATCTGGCTGATTAACTTCAGGTGCCGCCTGAGAGTTAACGGGCAGGGATTGTTCTTCAGTTGCCTGAATTTCAGTGGTATGGGTCATGTTTATCTCTCTCTTATTGAGGAATCTCGGCTGCTCCGCCGGAAGGGATTTGTTGTTGTTGCTGGTTGGCAACCTCGCTCAGCAGCCTGACGGCATCCATAACAGCTTTGGCGTCTATGTTCTTGGCCTGAGCCAGCTTGTAGACGGTGTTAGCCTGGGATTCCATTGCATCCTGTTGAGCGGTGAATGCTTTAATCTGAGTTTGTGCGGTTTCGTTCTGCGCTTTCTCTGCCTCAGCCTGAGCTGCGACCATCTGTGCCTGCGCGAGCAGCATGTTTGGATCTTGCTGATTTTGAGATGCCGCCTGCGCCTCCTGCATCCACTGCTCTTCTTCCGGGGTTTCCGGTTTCTTGAGGCCTTGGGTAACAAGTTGCTTAGTGGCGTATTCTCGGGTGATGTCGATTCCTTTGCCGTCAAGCAGTGACAGGAACTGGAGTAGCAGCACGTTCCACACAGGATGCTCCACCGGAACCTTTTGCAGTAACTCGCCAATCTCTGCCCGGTTCTGCTCTTTCATGCTCTGGAATGACGGGCCTACATCTGTGTAAGTTTCGTAGCGGCCACGAATATCGTTGAGCGTCACGACCTGACCAGACTGATAGTCAACCACCTGTGTCAGCAGCTGGACCTCTTTCTCGCTTCCGTCTTCCAGTGTCATAGCTGCAGTGCGCGGCACGTCGTAGATATCGTTGACCATTGAGGCGTATATCTCGCCGTCCCTGCGCATGGCAGTTGACAGGTTATCGAGAAATACATAGGTCTCAAGGTCAGCGCGCTGGTTGAGTTGGTTGACGGTGTCGAATGCTACGTTACTTCCTGCTGCCTGAGCGTCCACACCGAGCGTCGCCACCTCTTTCACTGAGTTGGTCGCTGCTTCAAGCATGTAGGCACTGGCCTGTGATACCTCCGGGTTCTCCATGTACGCGATCGGCTGCGCAGGGAGTTCTCCGTTGTTCTCATCAGTGCGGTTGAGCAGGTAGTACGGATAGTCGTCATTGCCACCGTACATGTACTCATATCCAGCGACCTGCTCAGGCCAGAAGATAGGCTTCTTCTTCGGCGTGCGCGCTACCGTGTCAGCGTTGAATGACATGATCATGTTGCGCAGGCGCTGGCCGTCTTTAGTCAGGCGAACGACGCCCTCGTATACTTCCTTATCGCCAACGAATCCCCACTCACCAAACACTGGCACAATCGGAATGTGTTCGCCTGCAATCAGCTCGCGATTCTTCAGCACTTCAGAGCCGGTGAGGATTGTCTTGTAGACCCGGCGACGCTTAACCTTGCGCTCGCCAACCTTCTCCATGCCTTTCTCTGCCAGCTCATCTATGACGTCGGCTATGTCGCGTTTGAAGTAGCTGACTGGCTCACCAGTGAGCGGATCTGCGTAGATGAAGACTGTCTCTTTTTTCTCTTCTACCTCGTAGTGCTCGGCAACATAGAAAACGTCGCGGCTTATCCACGGGAACAACCATGAGCTGTCTGGCGACTGGAAGTCTGGCATCTCGTCACTGTCGAAACCCATCTCATCTGCGAAAGCTTCCCATCCGTCTTTGCTCATCGCATTGATAACGGTACAGTGACGAGCGTCGCTCTTGTCCATCTGCTTGCTGTTGCTGTCCCAGATGACGTGGCTTGACGCTTCATGAATCGGAACACGCCGGATAATCTGGTTATTGCTGGTTGGGTCCTGGTCTTCGTGCTCAGTTACGATGCGCCAGGC